ATGAAAATCTATAAAATCACAGAAGCAAGCGATTGCTGGCGGAGGATTTTAAAAATGCCAGTTGGGCGCAAATGTATCCATTGTGGTACGACAGAAAATCTCCGTCCTTACGGACATAACTACACTTATGTCTGTTTTACCTGCGGAATGCTCCCTGAAAATGTAGAAGAAACAAAGAAGAATTTCTTTGCGCAACTTGACCGCATCCAAGGCGACGTGATTCTGACGGACGAAGGGCCTATTCCTGCAAACAAGAAGGAGTTGTTGTGAACATCTTGAACATGATCGCCGAGTGGCGTCGGGGTTGTAGCTTTTCGCAGCCGAACCATCCTGAAAGTTGCGTACCTTGCACACTTAGACTAATCAATGACATTGAAACGGCGCTGAAATCCGAGCAGTATTCAGGTTGCATTACGCCGAAACTGCACGAAGTCATTGACAAGTTGCAGGCAAACCCGCCAAGACGCGAGGATGTTGACGCACTTTTGCACGAATTCTTCCGTCTGGACAAGATTTTGAAGATATACAGGCAGGAACGGGACGCTACAATCTCCACAGTTCACATGGATTTCTCGAAAGTTGAGATTTCAAAGGACTTTGAAACATACTTCCACCAGGAGCTTGCAAATGACAAGAAAGTATAATCACTATTTCAAGAACGTAGCGCATCTTGAAGCGCTTGACGTTTATCGTGTGCTTCAACTGTTTGGTGTCACGGACCCTTGCTTGCAACATGCCATTAAAAAGCTGCTCTGTGCTGGTGTTCGCGGAGTCAAGGACCAAAGCAAGGACATCCAGGAAGCCATTGACGCTCTCAACCGTTCTCTTGAAATGCGGCGGGAAGACTATATGAAAGTTTCTACGAGCAGGTCACCTGTACAAAGGAATTTGGATCCAGAGAATGTGGTTATTCCGGAGATCGACGGATTGGTGGTTGCGATGGATCCTTCCGCCGGTGTGAAGAATTAAAAAACATTGAGAACTTTGGTGCATAATGCAGACAAAAATTCAAAGCCTAGTGGAAGCTGTCATAAACACCTTATCTGGACTTGTTCTAGCTTTCGTTGTTAATATGCTGCTCATGGGTGCTGCGGGAGTGACCGCATCTCCAAAGCAGAATCTGCTGATTGTTGGTGGGCATACAATAGTTAGCGTGATTCGTAGTTACGTCGTTAGACGATTTTTCAATAAGAGGACCAAATGATCAAGCGCAAACAGATTTACTTCCACAATCCGGAGAAGGGTTCGCATGGCGATTGCTATCGGACGTGTATTGCCTGCATTCTGGAGATTGAACCAGTTGAGGTTCCGAAACTCTTTTGGGTGGAATACCTCGTTCCATCCATTGCTACGCGAAAGGGAGTTCGATAATGGGTATCAACATCCGTGCAAAGGGCGCCGGTGGCGAACGTGAAATCTGTGACGTTTTGAACAGCATCATTCGGGACACAATGCGAATCCTGAAATTCCCACCAAAAGAGGTAGAAGCTGCTGGTCGTACCGTGCAACGCAACCAGAACCAAAGTGCTGTCGGCGGTAACGACCTGACGAACACCTTTGGGCTGTCCATTGAGGTTAAGCGTCAGGAACAGTTGGCTATTAACACTTGGTGGGCTCAGTGCCTTGCTGCTGCGAACCGGAACAACGAGCACCCCGTCCTCCTGTACCGTCAGAACGGCAAGAAGTGGCAATGCGTGACGATTGGTTACTTGGAACTTCCGAATGGAAAGTTTGTCAAAACACGTGTTGCGTTCGACTTCGACTCGTTCAAGGACTGGTTCCACGCTTGGGTTCATGAGAAGCTGAGCACCGGCGAGCAGGTAAGAACATGAACGATCCAATAGCTGCCGTCTTGCTTGTTGCGATCTTGGCATTCCCATGGCTCATTTGCTTCGGGATTTCTATCTACAACTGGAAGAAGAGGGGTAATCGAAATGCGAATTTCCGTAATCGCGGGTGATCCTGACCGCGTGATGAACCCGGTTGACTACCGTGTCACATTGAACGGTGTTGAACAGCGTGACTGTCTTGTTGCCGATGCAGACAAGGGCATGATCCTTCGTTACAAGCGCAACCGCATGGGTCTTTGAGCGTGACTCGCGACGGTAAGAAGGAGACCGAGGCCAAGAAGGAAGAGGCCAAGGTCGAGAAGAAGACCGAAGAGCTGCACGGCACTGTGGTCATCTATCGTAAGTCATACCAAACGGAGCCTCTACTGTGAAAACAAAAAGACTCAATTTCATCCACAAGCGACTTGCAGAACATGTGCGTTCCCGTTATGAACTAATCCGTGTGAAACCGACGCTTGGGTTGTTCAACTTCCGTTGTTACGAGAACGCGGTTGAATACGTTCGTCTGTATCCGCAACTGGAAGTTCATGAAGTTATTTACATGGACAATGGTACGCCAATTCTGCATTACGTCAACTACGATCCCGAGCGCAAGGAATACTTGGAGACGACGTTGGGTTGGCGCGGTGAGTTCCTGGAGTATTACCACATTCGCAAGATCCACAAGGACGACCATCGGTACATCCAATCCGAGTTTAACCGGTCGTTGGATTCGTGGTTTCACCAGTTTGCGACGTGGTTCGACCAATACATCCTAGGCATTGATCGCATTGTATGACGACTTACTACCAGATATTCCACGCTGAGTACAAAACTCGCATAGAAGTTGAAGGGCAGTTTGCAGCGGCGCGGGTTCAGTACGAACGAGCGATTCGCTGCAATCCTGAAGCTGAGAAAGTCGCTCGTGAAATGCTCCATGTGCTCCTGGATCGCTTGTTGGACAGCCTTTCTTTGCAAGAAAATTGCCTGCGACAAATAGGTTTAGGCAACCTTAAACCATAGCAGCGCACAACGGGGTTGGCCTACGCTTAAACAGCGCATTTGGCCAACCCCGTTATATACACCCCTTATTTTTCGCCGCTTATAAGTAGCCCCATAGTCAGCGCAAACGACCTAATCCGATCTGTTTCCTTGCGTGTCCTGTTGATTTCAATTACTTTATGGTCTGCAAGCAATCAAAGTAATCCAACGGAGACGAATATGTTTTGGGATGACAACAACGGCAAGGGTGATGTTCTTCCTCCGCTGACACCGGATGAGAAGAAACTCCGCATGATGTTTGTTGCCGAGTATCTGAAGGATCACGACTACTTGGGCGCAGCGATTCGCATTGGCTTTATGCCCCAATACGCCCAGGAGTACGCCAGCAAGTTTGCGGAATGCCCATTCGTGCGCCAGCACATTGAACTGGAAATGACGCGTGAGCTATCAAAGGAAGAGCAAGCTGAACACGACCGAGTCATGAAGCGTCGCATTGATGCGCTCCTTCTGAAACAAGCTGGCTACGCTGGTCCAGGCGCTTCGCACGGCGCTCGTGTTGCAGCGTTGTCCAAGTTGGCGACCCTGTACGGCATGGAAGCTCCGACCAAGGTCCAACAAACTATCGAACATCGTGGTGGTGTCATGATGGTCCCGGGCATTGCGAGTGTAGATGAGTGGGAAGCCCAAGCGATGGCCAGCCAAGAGAAGTTGACACAAGAGGCAGACCAGTGAGAATTCTGAAGGACGGGACGAAGGTCGTATGGGAGCCCTTAGCTGGCTCCCAAACTTTGTCATTGACGTGTCCCGCAAATATCATCCAATTCGACGGTTCCCGTGGTCCGGGTAAGACTGATGCTCAGTTAATGCGTTTCCGCCGATGCGTTGGACAGGGTTATGGCCGATACTGGCGTGGTATTATTTTTGATCGCGAATACAAGAACCTGGACGACTTGGTATCAAAGTCCATGCGCTGGTTTCCTGAGTTCAAGGATGGGGCGCGCTTCCTCAGTTCTAAGTCCGATTACCGTTGGGTATGGCCGACCGGTGAGGAGCTCCTGTTCCGTGCAATCAAAAAGGACACGGACTATTGGGGTTATCACGGTCAGGAGTTCCCGTTCATTGGGTGGAACGAGCTTACCAAGTACCCGAACGACAATCTGTTTGAAATGATGATGTCGTGTAACCGGTCATCCTTCCTACCTAGCGAACATCCCATCTTCGTTGGCGATGACCCGAACCCAACTTACTTGCCCGAACTTCCTTTGGAGGTATTTATTACAACAAACCCGCACGGCGTTGGGCACAATTGGGTCAAGAAGCGTTTTGTATCGCCTGCAAAGCCCGGGCAGATTGTCCGGAAGACTATCAATGTCTTCAACCCAAGAACTCAGCGTCGTGAAGAAGTTACAAAGACGCAAGTTCGTTTATTTGGATCCTATCGTGAGAACAAGTACCTGTCACCTGAATACGTCGCTGAACTCGAGTCTATCACTGATCCCAACAAGCGTCGAGCTTGGTTGTTTGGTGATTGGGATATTATTGCTGGTGGGATGTTTGACGATGTGTGGGACAAAGACCGACACATCATTGCCCCATTTGACATACCACACAACTGGCGCCTTGATCGATCCCTCGACTGGGGCGAATCCAAACCTTTCTCCGTCGGATGGTGGGCTGAGTCAGATGGTAGCGACGTCCGGTTGTCAAACGGACAATGGATTAGCACTGTCAAAGGAGACCTCTTCCGGATTGCTGAGTGGTATGGTTGGACAGGCAAGTCAAACCAAGGTCTTAGAATGCTTGCAACCGAAGTGGCAGAGGGAATTGTCGAACGTGAAATACAACTTGGGATATATGGACGGGTGCAACCCGGACCAGCTGACAATAGCATCAACGACGTGGATAATGGAAAATCCATTGCCACGGACATGGCGAAGGTCGTAAAGCTCGAGCGTAAGCGTTACAAGGGTGTCACCTGGACACGTAGCGACAAGAACCCAGGCAGCCGCAAGGCAGGGTGGAAGCAGATTCGGCAGGCCTTGAAAGATGCCTTGCCGCAAGAGATGAAGCGCGAAGACGGTAGTGTGGTTAATGTTCCAAGAGACAAACCTGGGCTATTTGTTTTCAATACGTGTACAATGTTTGTCGAGCTGTTCCCAATTGCGCCGCGGGATGAAAAAGACCCGGACGACATTGATACGGACTCGGAAGACCACATTGCGGATGAAGTCCGCTACAAAGTTTTATCAACCAACATAGGCGTCCGTGGCGGTCGCACAACAGGAATGTGAGGACAATATGGCATTGCAAAGCAGGCATCCTCAATATTTGACAGCTGCTCCCAAATGGCTTCAGATGCGCGATTGCTACGAGGGTGAAGCAAAAATCAAAGAGAAGGGGACGACGTATCTTCCAGCAACCGGCGGCATGATCCTTGACGGTATGAATTCTGTTAACGACGTTGGATACAAGAACTATGAGGCGTATAAGAAACGCGCCGTGTTCCCCGATTACATCCGCGAGGGTGTTGAGGCGTTGATCGGTCTGTTGCATCAGAAGGATGCGGTTATCAAACTGCCCAAAAAGATGGAGTATTTGCGCGACAACGCTACAATTGACGGTGAGTCTTTGCTCCTGCTATTGCGCAAAATGAACGAGGAGCAGCTTGTCACCGGACGTCTTGGGTTGCTTTGCGACATGCCCGTGACCCCAAAAGACCCGTTGGTGCCAGAGTTCTTTATCTCCATGTATGTTGCGGAGACAATTACCAACTGGGACGATGGTGTTGGTTTGCCCGGACTGAACGAGTTGAACATGGTTGTCCTGGACGAAAGTGGTCCGGTCCGTGAGGGTTTGTACTGGAAGACGCAGCAACAATACCGCGTCCTTCAACTCGGGGACATGGATACAACGGAGGAACGTGGGGAGTACAAGTTCGGTTTGTTCAATGATACTGGTGCTTCTGGTTCTAGCTACGACCCAACTGCAATGAAAGCTCCGCTGTATAAGGGGAAGACGTATGACAGAATTCCGTTCACTTTTGTCAATACAAAAGACCTTGTGTCGCGCCCTGATCGACCCCCATTGCTTGGCTTGTCGGATACCGCGCTTTCCATCTACAAGAGCGAAGCTGACTACCGTCAAAACCTTCATATGCAAGGTCAAGACACGTTGGTCACAATTGGTGGCGTCAAAAACGCAAACGCTGTACCGGGTGACGACGATGCTGTCCGTGTTGGTGCGGGCAGTCGGTTGGATATTGACCTTGGTGGCGACGCTAAGTTTATTGGCGTTAGTTCAACTGGTTTGGCAGAGCAGCGTAGCGCTATCGAGAACGATCGCAAACGTGCAGAGTTCAAAGCGGGGCAGTTGATTGGCAACCAAAGTATTAAGAACGAATCGGGCAATGCAATGTTGGCCCGTCTTGCTGCGCAAACTGCCAACCTAAACCAGATTGCTATGTCCAGCGCGGAAGGGTTGCAAACCGCATTGCGTCATATTGCAAGCTGGATGGGGCTTGATCCAAAAGAGGTTACTGTTACGCCGAACACTGAGTTCACGAACGCTGCTCAGAACGCGCAAGAGCTGGTCTATCTTCTCACCGCCCGCGGTCTTGGCGCTCCGTTGTCCATGCAGAGTATCCACGCCCTGATGAAGGAACGTAGCTACACCAATCTGGATTACGAGACAGAAAAGGCACTTGTTGAGCAAGAAGGTCCAAACGGTTCGGAGAAGGTTGCTGAGGAAACCAACGAGGTGACACTCGAAGGTCAAAAGCTCACCGCTAAGACAGCGGAGAAAACCGCAGAAGCTCAGGCGAAAGCAACCGCAGCGGCATCGAAAGCATCCGCAGGAAAACCTCCAGCAAAATCAAGTGCAACAAAGTAATATGTATCACCCGGGGCAATGGTGCCCCGGTAATTTTTCCGCATGGCGGATAGGAGATGTAAATGAAACTGAAAGCGATTGTTGCAAGTTTGACCGATGTTCCGGCCGAGTTCCATGTGCTTTACACTGAGCGCAATGGCCAGTTTGAGATGACCGGCGTTGATGGCATGAAGACGCAGGCGGACATTGACCGTATCCAAGTTTCGCTTGTCAAAGAGCGCAATGACCACAAGGCGCTGAAGGACAAGGTTGCCACGCTCGGTCGCCCGATTGAAGAGATCGTCCCGATCCTGGACAAGGTTCCGGAACTGGAAGCTGCTGCAAAGGGCAACATTGACGAAGGCAAGATCAACGAGATCGTGGAAAGCCGCATTAAGGTGCGGATTGCTCCGCTGGAACGCGAAAAGCAGACGCTTACCGAGAAGGTCAACGAACTTACAGGCACCGTGGGCAAGTACGAAAAGCGCGAGACGATGCGTAGCATTGGCGACACCGTGCGCGGGGCTGCGGTCAAGGCAAAAGTCGTTGACAGCGCCATTGAAGACATTAACCTGCTGGTGGAACGTGTGTTTGAGATTGACGAAACCGGTCGCGTTACCGCCAAGGAAGGTGTTGGTTGCACCCCAGGCATTACGCCGGAAGTCTGGCTGACCGAAATGCAAGACAAGCGCCCTCACTGGTGGGGCCCTTCCACTGGTGGCGGCGCTCGTGGAAACGCTGGTGGTGGCGGGGGAGTCAACCCGTTCACAGCTGCAAACTGGAACATGACGGAACAGGGACGTATCTACATGGAAAACCCTGCCCGCGCTGAACAGTTGGCGAAGTCCGCTGGCACAACCATTGGTGGGCCGAAGCCTGCGAAGTAATCAAAGTGTGGTCATTGCACAAGTCCTATCCGCGTGTTATATTGCGTCCATAGGGCTTGTGCTCTACCTCTAACGAATGCCGCCATGGTGTGTGCTTCGGGTTAAATTTTTGTTCAACTTGAGCCACTTTAAGGAGATACTCCATGGCCACTGGTGTTGTACGTCTTAGTGACGTAATTGTCCCTCCGATTTTCTCCCCGATCGTACAACTGATGACCGAGGAAAAGTCCCGCCTGATCCGTTCCGGCGCTGTTGTCCGTGATGCTGTCCTCGATGCGGACCTTGCTGGTTCGGGCGTAACCTTTAACGAACCGTCGTATAAGGATCTGGACAACGACGCTGAAAACATCTCCTCGGATGATCCGGCGCAGACCTCCAGCCCGAACAAAATCGGTACGCTGACCGAAATCCAAGTCCGTCTGTCGCGCAACAACTCGTGGAGCTCGATGGACCTGACCGCGGACATTTCCGGCAATGACCCAATGAACGCTATTGCGAACCGTGTGTCCGATTACTGGAGGCGCCGTGAGCAAGCTGCCTTCGTTGCAACGATGAACGGCG